ATGCAACAAAAATTAAAAATAGAACTAAGAAAGAAGGTGAAAACAATGGAAGATGAAAGAATAGAAATAGCTGAAAGTACAGCAGATAAAATCGTGGAACTTCTATTAAATTCAAAAACAAGCTACTCAGAAGTAGAGACAATACTTAGAGTAGTCAAGTTTAAGATAACAAATGAAGTTATTATTCGCCCTTAAGAAACTCTATGTAGGCAGGATCTAATAGTTCTTTTAAATGAGAGTCTATACCGCCAACAGCAAGTCCAATGTCTTTGATATGATAAATAAGAGCGCATTCGAAGTTCTCTTTCGTTATCATAGTTAAATACATGCAATCAGTTCGGCAGCTTTCTTTAATTAAAGGGCAAAATTTCTTAGTAACATCATTAGTCATATAATCACCTCCCTTGAGGTCGATTATAGCACAAAAACCAAAATATGTAAAAACAAACAGGAGGAAAGACCTATGGCAGGCAAATTAATATTTTATGTTAGAAAAGAAAAAGAAATAGCAAAGCGTGGAACAAAGGTCGTTAGAGTTTATGAAGACGATTATAACTTAATTGATGAGTTATCTAACAAGACAGGATTGAGCAAAAATGCAGTAATTTCAAAATTTATTGAACTTGGGAAAGAAGAAATTGAGCTAAGGGAGGTAGATTAATTGAATCTAAAAAAACAAAGATTTACTCTAATAATACTATTAACGGCAAGCATGTTAATGCACCTGGTCTACGGACTAGAGGGACAGGCTCAAATGTCAGAGCTAGAATCAGAAAGAAATGTATTTGCTAAAGAAAACAGCGTTTTAAACCATAAGATTTATTACCTAAATAGTGAAATTGAATCCTACAAATTTTGGGACAAGTTAGAAAAAGAGTATATTGAAAAATTGGAAAATGAAGTGAGGAAAGATCCAAAAGAAACATACATCGGCGAATTTACAATTACATATTACTGTCCATGCGTGAAATGTTGCGGCAAGACAGACGGAATTACTGCAAGTGGAACATTAGCAAAAGAGGGACAAACAGTAGCAGCAGATTGGGAAGTGTTACCGCCTGGAACAGAAATATTTATAGAAGGTATTGGATTTAGGACAGTAGAGGACAAAGGTGGAGCTATCAAAGGTAATAGGTTAGATGTTTACATGGACAGTCACTCTTCTGCGCTAGATGCGGGTGTTGTACAAGCTAAAGTTTATGTATTGGAGGGGTCAAAAAATGAGTGATGTTGAAAAAGCAATAAGACATTTTAAAAATTCAAAAGAGAAAAATCTTATTGTATTAAACGATTTTAAAAAAGAAATAGAGATGAAAAAAGTAATCGGAAATAACAATATTAATTATAGTTCGTCAATTTATGAAAATAGAGATAAGTATTATTTATTAGCAATCCAAGCTTTAGAAAAGCAAGAATATTTTAGAAATTGCAAAGATTGCAACTGTATTGATTCAGAAAACACATGCTTAAAATTTAATATTAGTAGTATAAATCCGCAAACAGATGGCTGTACATTTTATGAAGACTAGGAGGTAAAATTGATGGCAAAACAAGTTAATGACACAAAGATTGAACTAGCTATCACTAAGCTTTATATAAAAGATTTAGAAAGTTTAATAAAAAAATGCGAAAAACCTGTAAGCAAAGAAATAGAACGACGCAAACAAAAATTAGACAAATTAAAATGCGAATATGAAACCTATGAAGATGCACAGACGGGATATGGTTTTGGCGAGATAACTCAAACAGAGTTTGAAAGATTACAAGACTTTTTCATAAGTAAAGAAACTCAGGAAGAAGAGAAAAGCGTAAAAGAATTATATTTGAAATTTTTAAAGCAGACACTAAATAGGGAATGCAGAAATCTGAATTATTTGGAAGAGGAGTTGAAGGAAGTTAAATGAAAAGTAAGTGGAAAGTAACAACAAATACAGTCTGTGGCGAGAAAATGTACGGTGTTTATCGTATAAGAAATATTAATGAGGTTGACCACTCTGGAAATCGTGAAATGGCTGGTGGATATATTGAAAGCAAAGAGACAGCACAGAGTATCGCAGATAAACTTAATGCAGAATCGGAGGCTACCAAATGAAAGTAACAGCTAAAAACGAAACAGAAACGATTGAATGTTTTCATAACTCTAATGTAAGCAAAGATGAATTCATTTTAACATTGCCATGTTGTATAAGGACAGAAGTAGTTAGAATGAAAATTTCTGATATACCAGATTTAATTGAAACACTGCAGGGGTTTTCTGAACTGTTGAAAGTTTCTACAGGAGGGAGGTGGACAAGCTGAAAGTTGTATGTACTATATGTAATCTGAAATGGGACACAAGCAAGTACATAAATGAAAATAACTAATTTGTCCCTGGTGTCAATGGAAGATGGATCGTAACGTAAAAATAAAGTTAGGAGGGAAGAAACATGGAAAGAAACTGCAGCACGTGTGCTTTTGACAAAGGTACCAAATGTAAAATTTTAAAAGAAAAAATTCCTAATTGCTTTGCCTGGGCTGACATGCAAGAGGCGAAAAAACGAGAAAAGGCATGTAGAGAGTATATAGATGCATATGTAGGTGGAACTGTCCCACCTGAAAAGAAATTGCCTGAAGAATTAAAAGAAAAAAGAAATAAAAACAGAGATCTATATCTAAAATTAAGAGGTGGAAAGACAGTTACAGAAACTTTAGATGAACGTTTTAATTGGTTGTACTTGCAAGGGTTATCTGATAAAGAGATTGCTAAAAGATTATATGTAAATCACAGGGCAGTAACTGGATATAGAAATGACAAGAAATTACCACCTTGGAAACAAAATAATGACCGCTCTGCGGGAACAGAAACGGTCGAGTCCAATAAAGGACTAAAAGAAATGCTTAGTTAAGTATAACAGAGAATATACGAGGTGTAAAGATGGCTAAAAATAAAAATATAACTAAACTGCACTGTCCTGAATGTGGAATGGAGCATCACATAAACAAACATACGCAAATTAATTGCCTTTGCCTTGCTAAATTAGTAGTTATCAAGAATGGCAAAGAAAAACAGCTAGTAAAGACAGAGGACTCTGTAACAGTTAAAAAGGGTATTCAGGTTAAATGTAGAGATTGTATAAGTTATTTCCCTAAAGACGTACTAGGAGATTGCTTAGATATTGATAATATGAAGCGCAATGTTGATGGTAATTGTGCGAGGATATGCAAGAAATTTAAAGAAAAATAGGAGGAACAATGGAAATTAAATTACAAAAACTAAAGATAAATAACTTCAAAGGCATTAAGAATTTAGAAATAGATTTCAAGCAAACAACTAATATATATGGCGAAAATGCTACAGGAAAAACAACTATATTTGACGCTTTTAATTGGCTATTATTTGATAAGGATAGTTCGAATAAAAAAGATTTTAATATAAAAACACTGGCTAAAGATGGTGAAGCTCTTCATGGCCTGGAGCATTCAGTAGAAGGTGACTTGACGATTGATGGCAAAATATTAAATCTTAGAAAAGTTTTTACCGAAAAGTGGGTTAAGCAACGTGGATCTGCAGAGAAAATATTTAGTGGCCATGAAACTAACTACTGGATCAACGAGGTACCAGTAAAGAAAAATGAGTATCAAAGTAAAATTAATTCTTTGATTGATGAAGATAAATTTAAACTTATTTCTAATCCTTTACATTTCAACTTGAATTTAGATTGGAAAAAAAGAAGAGAAGTTATCATGGAGATAGTAGGAGATTTTAGTGACCAAGACATTATTGATAGCAATGAAAAAATTAAAAGACTTTCTGTGTTGCTTCAGGATAAAACTCTTGATGAATTTAAAGCCATGATTGCCGGACAAAAGAAAAGGTTCAATGATGAATTGAAATCTATACCAATTAGGATAGACGAACTGAGCAGAGGTATTCCTACTTTAGATGCAGATGTTGACTATAAGGCTTTAGAGCAGGAAAAAAGTGATCTGCAGATAATCGTAGGCAACTTGGAGAAGGACCTTACGGACCAAAGAAAAATAGCTATGGACCTTATGAACAGTTTCAAGAAAAAACAATCCATTATTGCCGGAAAGAGAAATGAACTCAATAAATTAGAAACAGACATTGTTAGAAAATTATACAAAGCTATTGATGATTTAAGATATAAGAAAATGGATTTTGAAAATCAAATAAAAGGATTAGAGAGCAGAATTAAGAGCAATGAAGAATCTATTGTGTTTAATGAAACTCTTATTAAGAAAAAAGAAAAAGAACTTGCAGAATTAAGAGTTGAATTTAATGAAATTACAAAAGCAGGTTTTGAAATTCCAGATAAAAATGATTTTGTTTGCCCTACATGTAAGCAGCAGCTTCCCGACGACAATATAGATAAGCAAATTGAAATATTAGAAATTAATTTTAATGCTGATAAAAAATCCAGATTAGAAAATATAAACTTTAAGGGCAAATCGGGGAAAAAATATATTGATAGTTTGAAAAAGTCTAATGAAGTATATGAGACTGAAAATGAAAGTAATCAAATAAAACTAAATGAACTTGTTGTAAATTTAGAAATAATAACAAATCAGATTGAACAGGAAAAAACAAAAAGCTGTCAAGTTGATTATAAGTCAGACGAAAATTATATTGCTTTAGAAGCCGAAATAAAAACACTTGAAGAAGAACTGGAAAACAATGAAACAAGCGAAATAGACGCAAGTGATTTGATTAACAAAAAACAGAACTGTAATAACAGGATTTCAGAAATTAATAAAATTCTAAACAATAAACAAGTCATAGCAGATACTCAAAAGCGTATTGAACAACTAGAGGAAAGTCAAAGAGATATCGCTAATAAAGTTATGGACCTTGAAGGTCAAGAGTACCTGGCAGAGCAGTTCATCCGTACAAAAGTTGATATGTTGGAGTCAAGAATCAATGAGAAATTCAGCCAGGTTAATTTCAAAATGTTTAATGAACAAATCAATGGAGCACTGGTTGAATGTTGCGATACTCTTATTAAAGGGGTACCATTCCAGGACGCAAATAATGCTGCTAAAATTAATGCTGGAATGGACATTATAAACACTTTGACAACTCACTATAACATCACAGCTCCAATATTTGTAGATAATCGTGAGGCTGTTAATAAGCTAATAAATACAGATAGCCAAGTAATTAATTTGATAGTAAGCCAGGATAAAGTTCTGAGAGTGGAGGTTTAATAGATGGATAATAAAAATTATGAGTATTTGAGTAATAAAGTTACTAGGTATGAGCAGCTTCAAACGCTTAAAGAACATTTAGACGATTTTCAGCAGGATTTAATTAAGGACAAAGATATTAATGTATCTATAAGCGAAGTTTTTGTTGACGGACCATACATAGCGGATGATGTGGCAAGAAAAGCGAATTGCAACCATATAAAAGACGAATACGAAGAGTTGATGCGAGAAATTAAAGACAATCTTATAGATACTATAGGAATGACAATTGTAAAAATAAATCAGATTATGGAGGAATTATAAATGTCTGAAAAGAAAATAGACAAAGCTATAACAGATTTCAAAGATAATTTTAATATGATTTCTAGTATTTTAGATGGTGGCAACGATACGGCAGAATACATTTTGAATATTTTGAAAAGACACAAAGATCAAATATTAAGTTGTAAAACTAAGGAGGAATTATAAATGACACAAGCTAAAAATGAAACAATTAAAAACGAGGTATTAACTAAAGAAAAAGCAGAAATGACTTATACATATCAAGCAAACGGTGAAGAAATAACCCTTACTCCTAATGCTGTTAGAGATTATCTTACAAAAGGAAATGTCGCAATAACGGGGCAAGAAGCTATTCTGTTTATGAATATGTGTAAATATCAGAAATTAAATCCATTCATTGGAGAGGCTTACCTTGTAAAATTTGGAGATAAGCCAGCTGACCAAATTATAGGAAGAGCAGCTTTTGAAAAAAGAGCTGAAATTCACGAGCAATATGATGGATACAAAGCAGGACTTATTCTTGCTAGAGATGGTGAAGTTGTTGAGGTAGAAGGAAGTTTTTGTTTGAAAACTGACATGCTTCTTGGTGGATGGTGTGAAGTCTATAGGAAAGATAGAAAACATCCTATTATAGCTAAGGTAAATTTTGACGAATATAACAAAGGTAAATCGACATGGCTATCAATCCCAAAAACAATGATTCGCAAGGTTGCAATAGTACAAGCCTTACGAGAAGCATTTCCTTCTAATTTGGGAGGAATGTATGTTGAGGAAGAAATGAACTTTGAAGATGCTACTCCAATTGAAGATAAAGTTAAAAATGAAATTAAACAAGAGGCTAACAGAAAAACTTTAAGGGTAAAGGAAGACAAGCCACCAGTACAAGATATTCAGGACGCACAGATAATAGATCCCGATGAGGAACCGGACTTTTAATGAAACTTAAAGTATTAGGGAGTGGTAGCAGTGGAAACTGCTATCTTCTCCAATCATCAATAGGTGAAACTCTTATTATAGAGTGTGGTGTCGATTTAAAAGAAATAAAAAAGGCTTTGAATTTTGATTTTAGAAATGTTATTGGGTGTTTGGTGACTCATGAGCACAAGGACCATAGTAAGCATGTACATGAATTAGGCATGTTGGGTGTACCTCTTTATATGTCAGCAGGAACTTTGAAAGCTGTTGAACCAGGTATAAATATTTTAAGAAATCATAATTTGAGGGAATCAGGATATTATCGTATTGGTAATTTTATAGTAGTTCCCTTTGGAGTAAAGCATGACGCACTAGAGCCACTAGGGTTCATTATAACGCATTTTGAATGTGGAGCGATATTATTTGCCACGGACACATATTACATTCCTTGCAACTTCAACGAGTTCGACATACATCATGTAATGGTTGAATGTAACTACTCAAAGGAAATTCTAAAGCAAAATAATCAACTAGAGAAATTGAAAGACAGGATTATGCAGTCGCATTTTGAATTAGAGGATGTTAAAGACTTCTTTACAGCAAATGAATTTGTAGAGGTAAGAGACATAGTGTTGCTGCATCTTAGTAATGCAAACAGTAATGCAGAGGAATTCAAAAACACAATTAGCGATTGGATGAAAAGACCGGTATATATTGCTGATAAAGGATTAGAAATTGATTTTGATTTATATGAATTTTAGGAGGTTCATATGTTTTGAAAACTGTTCAGAAAAATACAAATGATGGGCGATAATTATATGGATACACATTTCGTTAGAATTCATGACACTCCTGTAATTAGACCAAGTAAAGTTAATTATAATAAAATTAATACCAGGATAAAGCAGCCAAAAGGCAAAGAAAGTAGAGGTCGATTATGAAAGAATCTGAAATGTTGTCTGATATACTGAAATATTTTAGAGATACACAAAGTATGTACAATATTGCGTTAAAAGGTTCAGATGATAAGCAGCTGCTTCAGGAAGACCTATTGCATAAGCTAGAATTCAAAGATAAAACAGCAGCTGAACGAAATAAAACCACTACAGCAATGAAAAGATGTAGAGATGAAAGACGTAAGCACAAAGATAAGGTTGAAGTATTGAGAGAATTAATAGAATTTATTAACGGTAATCAACCAGCAATAAAGAAACTTGAAAAAATTTTAGGTGATATGAGGCGAATAGAAGAAAACCAAGGTAAACGAGTTTATAGACCTAGAATCATGACGGAAAAAGAGTGGGGAGCGTGATTTAATGAAAAAAAATCCATATCATTTTAACAACAAAAAGGAGTTTAATGAGGCTGTCAACAAGAAGTTTAAGCCTCTAATAAATGCAGAGGTTGAAAAGCTTCACGCTGCTTATGCAAAAGAAATGGAAGAAGCTAAAATACAAGCCACAATGGACGCAAGCACAATGATGTTGCCTTTGATAGCAACTAGCTTATATGAAGCATATGGTTTTGGCCAGAAAAGAATTGAGAAGTTTATTGAATATTTTAATAAGCACCTGGAATGTATAGGTGATGGGATAACATCTGCAGATCAGTATGAAGATTGGTGCAAGGAAAAGGGTTATGATTGTTTGATAATGGAGGCTGAATAATGAGAGAGATTAAATTTAGAGGATTAGACCGAATCGATGGTAAAGTTAAAAATATTGAACAAATTGATATTAAAAATGAGTTGGTTTTATTCGAAAATGATGGTTGGGTAGACGGTAATAATTATGAATTAATGCAATACACAGGTTTAAAAGATAAAAATGGCAAGGAAATTTATGAGGGTGATATCATACAGCTAAAAAACGAAGATTTAGAAGTGATAAAGGTTGTTTGTGAGTTCGGTACAGCAAAGCGACAAATCTTTGACAATTTAGTTGAAATAACAGGATTCTACTTTAAACGGCTTTGTGATGACAAAAAAACATTTCCGATTGCTAACAATTATTTAGGCAAGCATGATTTAGAGTTGTTTGAAATTATCGGTAACATTTACGAAAATCCAGAGTTGTTGGAGGCATACAATGAAAGCTAATAATAATAACATAGGTAAAAACGGTAGTGGCTGTAGTGATCCTACAGCTTACGCTGCCATTAAAAAAGTTGGTTATAATGGAAAACTGAAAGATAGAAACAGGAAAAAGGACGTTGAAGATGCAATGCATATCATTATTCGAATGTTAGAGATTATAGATTTTAAATTAGAAGGCAGATTGGTTTTGATTGATAAACAGACAGGCAAAAGGTATGAGTAGGAGGTGGACTAGGTGAATACGGTATTAAAATATCCAGGCAGTAAATGGTCAACAGCAAATTGGATAATTTCAAATTTTCCACATGGCTATGAAAAAATGACATATCTCGAACCTTATCTTGGAAGTGGAGCTGTATTTTTCAATAAGAATCGCTCAAAAATTGAAACTATAAATGATTTAGATGGAAGTGTTGTAAATCTGTTTAAGGTCATTAGAGAGCATCCAGAAGAATTAGCGAAGCTGATAAAATTTACACCATGGTCAAGGCAAGAATATAGAGAATCGTATGAAATTAATGGTGATAGCATTGAAGATGCAAGATGTTTTCTAGTAAGATGCTGGCAGGCAATAGGAACGAAAACAAGTGATATAACAGGATGGGCAAATTGCATAAAACCTGCAGATAACGGAAAATCAAGGTGGTGCAGATTAGAACCGTCTATTCAGCAAACGGCATTAAGACTAAAAAGTGAAAAATTAAATATTGTACAAATTGAAAACACATCTGCAATCGACTTGATAAAAACATACAATCGTCCGTATGTATTTATTTACTGCGACCCGCCTTACGTACTAAGCACAAGAAGCAAAAGAATTTATAGATATGAAATGACAGATGATGAACACGTTGAATTGCTGACAGTCTTAAAGGAGCATTCCGGTCCGGTAATAATATCTGGGTATATGAATGATATTTACAAGGAACTGTTAAAGGGTTGGGTTATTAAAACCAATAAATCGAATTGTGAAAAGGGTAAGACCGCAACGGAAGTAATATGGATGAATTATGAAGCAGGTCAATTGAGAATGGAGGTTTAGGCAAATATGAGATACCATTACACAGAAAAAGAATCAAAAGAAATTCTAAACAATCTAACTATCCTGGTTGACACGAGAGAGCAAGCTAATAATCATATATTAGATTTTTTCAATAAAAAGAAAGTCAAGTACAAAAATAAGAAATTAGACTTTGGAGATTACTCCTTCATGCTCCCATCGATGCCTGACATGGGTATATTAAAGCCTTTGGTTTTCGACAATGAATTAGTAGTTGAGAGAAAAGGAAGCCTTACAGAGCTATCTGGTAACCTCACAAAAGACAGAGAGAGGTTCGAAAAAGAATTAATTAGAAAGAAAAACTCTAAATTTTATTTAATGATAGAAGATGGTTCCTGGGAAGACATACAGAGCGGAAATTATAACACACAATATAATCCAGTAAGTTTTCTTGCAACTTTGAACGCTTACATTGCTAGATATCAGATAGATATTAATTTTGTAAGTAAATATTATGCTGGAATGTATATACATGCATTATTTAATTATCACTTAAGGGAAGTAATACTGAACTACAAGGGAGACCTGGAAGAAGGTGAGTAGATGTTTGACTACGACAAAATGTTTGATGCAATTTTGCCATTGCTTCAGGACAAAAAGAAAAATTTCAATAGTAAAGATAAAGAAAACTATAGTTTTAAATGCACTCATCACCAGGATAAAACTGCATCAGCTTATATTGCTCTTAAATCAGATGGCGGTATAGTCGCAGGTTGTCGTACATGTGGCAGCTCTTACGGACTTAATACTATGCTTGCAGATCTTGGACTAAATAAGATGGATTTTATTGAAAAGGATGAAACGTATTATAGTAAAGAAAATCTAATAGCTTATATTAGAGAGAACAATGTTGGCAATGTCACAAAAGATGAAAATACCGGTGTATGGGTTGTTGATAAAGATTATAAGTTCGATAATGCATATTTTTATACAGATGAGAGAGGAACTCTGGTATCAGTAAAAATTAAGTACAAGCTCATTAACCATGTTGCAGATAAAAAACCTAAAAGATTTATTCAGCGCGTTATTAGAGAAAATAAGATTATAGCTGCATCAACTGAAACAGTTGACCAACTACCAAAGCAATATATTTACAATGCTGCAGCTGTACAAAATGCTATTAGAAAAGGTTACTATATTTACTTAGTCGAAGGCGAAAAAGATGCTGATACTCTAATTTACAATGGTCTTGCAGCCACGAGTTTTGCGACCGGTGCAGGGTCCATGTTTGATGATTACAAAAGCCAGTTGAGAGGTGCAAAGTTAGTTTTACTTGGGGATTTTGATGGGCCAGGCAGAAACCATGTAGAGAAATGCAGAAATTTTTTATTTGATGATGTTGAGAAAATGTATATCGTTGAATATCTTCCGGAACTAAGCAAAGTACCTGGGAGCAAATTAGATGTAACTGATTGGTTAAATGCTGGCCATAATGTCAAAGAACTTACGGACTATGTATTTGATAGTTGTTTAGATGTTAAAAATACATATAAGCTGCAGGAACATAAAGATTTTAGTTATGGTATTTGGAAGTGTACGGATGGCAAAGAGGATGCGAAAAATAAAAAGCAACTTACCAATTTCGTTATAGATGGAATCAATATTATAAATCGTGTTGATACTGAAGAGGAATATTTTGAAATGATTATTAGGACACAAGATAACCGAACGCTCAAAAGACGTGGCAGCATATTAGTATTTAATGATGTGCGTAAATTTAGAGATTTTTTAAACTCTTCAGACCTAGTTTTCAGAGGATCCATTGATGTCCTGATAGATCTAAAGGAATGGTGTTTTAAATATAAAAAAAGAGATACAACGACGGCCTATGATGTTGGTGGTATACGTCTCATCAACGGCGAGTGGAGATTTGTTACCAGTCTTGGTTCTTTTGATAATAATTTTATTTATGATCAAGCAAATATTTATTATGAAGATGATGATTTTGAGAAATTTAAAGATTTAGAACTTCCAACGAAGGAAGAAATTATTGAAGTATACGACAGCCTATTAAGCTTTAATAAAAGTGAGGTTGTTTATACTGTACTTGGCCATGTTGGGGCAATGCTATTGAATGGAAAATATGAAGAACTAGACATTAAACTTAATCACCTTGCGGTATTTGGTGAAGCTGGAGCAGGCAAGAATACAATTGTTGAAAATATAATTCAGCCATTAATGAATTTTGATAATATGGCCATGATGAAAGACGTTACTAATTTTGCTTTTTTAAGAGAATCTTCAAGGAATAAAACTTTGCCATTTATTATTGATGAGTATAAACCATCATATTTCCAAGAAAAAAAGAACCAGGAGCTAAGTAACTTCTTTAGAAATGCATATGACAGAAATAGTAGTATCAGAGGTAATAGGAATTTACAAACAATAAAAATAACTCCAGTAAGACCTATAGTTATCATGGGTGAAGAGGGTTACTGGCAAGATGAAACGGCTTTGATGGAAAGAAGTGATATAGTTTATATTTCAAGAGCCAACAAAGACGATGGCACATTAGTAGCTATAAGAAATCTTATAAAACATAAAAAAATTCTAAATAAAATAGGCAAGTTGCTTGTCAAGGAAGCGCTAGAAATTGATATAAATAGTTTTGAAAAATTTAGAAACAGCTGCATAAAGCTAGTTGATTTTAAGGACCGTCCATTGAACACTTTTATAAATGAGGTCCAGGGATTGAATCTTATTAGAAAATCTTTTAAAAGATATGGCATTGAGCTTGATGTAAAGTTAGGAGCTGAATACATTGCAAATAATATTATAAATAACATCTTACAAAACAGGAGAGAAACAAAATCACAGGTTGAGAACATGTTTGAATTACTAGACGAAATGATTTCAAACGGCTTCGGCCTTAAAGATGGATTGCGTGTTGATAAAGATGATGAATGTGTATATATATATATTCCAATTATTTATCCAGCGATTAAAAAATACATAAGGGATTTTAACAGAGAAGCAGGAGTTCTCAGTAAAAATGATTTTATTAAGCAGCTCAAAGGTAGCAAATATCTGTTAGATAAATCAGTTATGAATATTAGAATTAACAACAAAGTTAAGAAAAGTTACAAATTGGACTTAAACTTATTGGACGATTTGGGATTAGATAATATATGCATGTTTGAGCCAGTAAGTGAAGAAAATGGAGAACAAATTCCATTTTAAGGAAAATAATTTTGATTTTGTTACCTGTTTTAAGCGTTTGTTACCTGTTTGTTACCTGTTTTTTGGGAAATAGGTAACGCGATTATTTCCCAAAAAAAGCGCTGAAAGCATTGCCCTTACTATATATATAATATAATAAATTATTAAATATATATATATATACTATAATGTTACCTATGTTACCCGATTTATAACTACACACTATATAGGTATTTTCTCTCTCACAGGGGGTGTGTAGTTCTGTGAACAGGTAACAAAGGTAAAAAGAGCTGTTTTGTGTTGAAATTGCAATATGTTGACGCGTTACTTCAACAGGTAACAAGACTTTAAAAAAGGTAACGCAGGAGGCATTATGGACGAATTAATAAAAAAGTTTAACATTAACATAAATCGAATACGAAAAGCGAATTGGTATTTTAAAAACAATAAAGGCACCATTGAAGCAGAGCATGAGCTTGACAATATAATTATTGATTGTAATGATATTTGCAATAAGTTAAAGGCAATGAATTACGATATAGGCAAGCTTGACATGAATATTACATAAGAGGGTGATAAGTTGCAAAGGAAAGTTAATAAGTATTACTTTGAAGAAACTATAAGGCTACTTGAGGACTACAACATGTTGAGGATAAACTCTGACACTCTGGCCATGGATGTTGAAACTATGAATGATGATGTGAGTATTAGTACCAGCAATACTCAATCAATAGTAAGTTTCACTAATGCAATACATAGCTCAACAGAGGATAAAGCATTACAAAGGATAATGAGAGGTGAGATGGTTGTTAACAGTAAGAAAGTTATTGATACTATAGATAGGTGCATCGAAGTACTTCCAGAACTTCAAAGGAAAGTAATATTAAATAAATATATCAAATATAAATCTTGGATTGAAATAAGTTTTATGTTACATACATCAGAGAGTTGGTGTAAAAAGCAAAGGAATAAGGCAGTTAGAGCTATTGCATTAGCTTTATACGGGGACAAGATTTATGAATAGTACACTTTTTGTACACGAATCGTACCCGAATTGGATACGTTAGGTACCAAATTATGTAGTAGAATGTTATTATTGATTCATGTAAATCATTTGTCGGGCAAGGATAGCAGCTTAATCGACGAACCAAGAGACACTCAATAAAAGGGTGTCTTTTTTATTGTGACGATGCAGATATAAATTAGACTGCATAGGGAATAGGGGAGGGTATTAGTATGACAATAAGAGAGCTTATAAAATATAAAGATATGGAGACTTATAGAAAGTTACAACAAATAAAGTATTCAAGTACAAGTAAAAAAATAAAACTTGGTGATAGTCCTAAAAATCTAATGAAATCTAATAGTTATAAAAGAGACAAGGGAGCAATCAAACAGACTAGGTGGGATAAATAATAGGTACTTTGGGGACTTTATTTCATTGCGGGTGCTTGCGAGCCCAAATGTTTGCTAGATAATAAGCAAAAAAAGTCATTTCGGTTTCTTAGTTATATGTAAGTTTTAAATAAAAAGAAGGTGAATAAACGCTGTGAGTATCAATAGTTTGAAAGAAAAAGAATATAAAGTCTCAACGACTGAATTATCCGAAATTCTCGGACTTAGTTCAAGACGTATTCAGCAACTTACAAAAGAGGATGCCTTGGATAGAGTTTCGCATGGTGTTTATGATCTGCCTTTGTCTATTCAAAGCTACTTAAATTACATAAAAGAACAAAGTAAGACTGGAGAAGAATTAAGTAAAGTTACTGAAGAGATTTTATTGATTAGAGCCAGGAGACAAAAAGCAGAAATGGACCTTGATATCATTAAAGGAAATGTTCACCGGTCTGAGGATGTTGAAGCGATAATGAATGATATGCTTGCATCCTTTAGAGCTCAATTATTGGTTTTGCCTAACAAGGTGGCACCTTTAATAATAGCGCAGACGGAAGTTGAGTTAATAAAAACCATTATTAAAAAATATGTGAATGAAGCCCTTCAGGAATTATCTTGTTATGATCCTGATATGTTTTATTCCAAAAGTAAAAATAAGATTACGGATGAGAATGAAGATATGAAAGTGGCAGAAGATAAGGAGCCACCAGATGATAAAAAGCATAAACGAAATAGAAAACAAGACTAAGCAGCTTTTTAAAAGAATTTCTAAAATAATGGCGCCACCGCCCAACTTATCCGTATCTGAATGGGCTGATGTTTATCGTAGGCTATCATCCGAAGCTTCAGCTGAACCTGGTCAATGGCGTACAGAACGTGCTCCATATCAAAAGAAAATAATGGATGAAATAAATAACCCCAGAGTTGAAATTATTATATTAATGACAAGCGCCCAGGTAGGGAAGACTGAAATCATATTAAATGCGATAGGTTATTTCATAGATTATGACCCATCGCCAATAATGGTTGTGCAACCTACAGTTGAAATGGCAGAAACATTCTCAAAGACAAGACTTGCGCCTATGTTGAGAGACACTCCAGCATTAAAAGGAAAAGTAGCTGATATTAAGTCTAGAAATAGCAGTAATACAATATTAGAGAAGTCTTTTCCTGGTGGTGTTATTGTAATGGTAGGTGCGAATTCATCTTCAGCATTAGCTAGTAGACCAATAAGAGTATTACTAGCGGATGAGGTTGATAGATTTCCTGCAAGCGCCGGCACTGAGGGAGACCCAGTGTCACTAGCTGAGAAAAGAACTACAACATTTTCTAACAGAAAAAAAATATTTGTCTCAACTCCAACGATTAAAGGTGCAAGTAGAATTGAAAAGTTTTACAATTCAAGTAATCAACAGCATTGGCATTTGCCTTGCCCTTCTTGCGGAGAACATCAACAATTAAAATGGGGCCAAATAACATTCGAATATGATGATGTTAAAGAAGAGGTTATATGTGTTAAGCACAGATGTAAATTTTGCGGTTTTGCTTATGGTGAATATGAGTGGAAGACTGGTGAAGGTAAATGGATAGCTGATAATCCTAATTCTAGTATTGTCGGGTTTCATATAAATGAATTAGCTAGTCCGTGGAAGCACTGGGATGAAATTGTCGTAGACTTTAAGCAAGCAAAAAAAGATGGTAAAGAGTCTTTAAAAGTTTGGGTCAATACTTCTTTAGGTGAGACATGGGAAGAGAAAGGAGTCGGACTTGAATCTGATGAATTGTTAAGTAGGCGTGAGGAATATAGCTGTGATGTGCCTGAAAATGTAGCGGTACTTACTGCAGGTGTTGACGTACAAGATAACCGTTTAGAGTATGAGGTAGTTGGTTGGGGGATTAATAAAGAGTCATGGGGAATTGAATATGGAGTTCTTATGGGTGACCCCGGCAAAAGTTTCGTTTGGAAAGCTTTAGACGACGTACTTTTTAAAACATTTTCAAGAGCCGACGGCGTACCTCTTAATATAATGTCAACTTGTGTAGATACTGGAGGCCATCATACAAGTAGTGCATATGCTTATTGCAAAGATAGAGAGTTGCAAAGAGTATGGGCTATTAAAGGTATAGGAGGTTCAGGCCATAGTTTTATAAAGAGACCTAAAAGGCGTGAGCAAAGTGGAGTCTATTTATTCACTATAGGTGTTGATGTAGGGAAAGATACGCTTGTATCAAGACTAACAGCGAAGCCAGACCAAAATGGATATTGTCACTTCCCTTTTGAAACAGAAAAAGGATATGATGACGCTTATTTCAAAGGCTTAACTGCAGAACATAGAGTTACACGATATAAAAACGGTCAAACTGTGATTAAATGGGAAAAGAAATCTATTTCAGCAAGGAATGAACCGTTTGACTTAAGAAACTATGCTACAGCAGCATTAGAGATATTAAATCCTAATATAAATGCTATATTAAATCAATTAAATGGCGAACAGTCTTTTATTCCTAAGAAAATCAAGAAACGAAGACGTGTTGTTTCAAAAGGCATAAGTTAAGCACCTTATTTAGGTGTTTTTTTATTTAAATTTTATAAAATGAGGTGGCAAATATGGACTTAACTACAGCAAAACAGCATTTAGATGCCTGGTTAAATGCAGAATTAGCAGTATCAACTGGTCAGTCATATAGGATTGGAACTAGACAACTTTTTAGAGCTAATTTATCAGAAATCAAAGAAAGAATAACATATTGGCAAAGGGAAGTTTCAAGGCTTTCAGGTCAAGGAAAAAGGAAGGTATTTAGGGCAGTTCCCAGAGATTTATAAAGGATGTGAGAAATTTGAATGTATTAGACAAAGCTATAGGCTATGTTTCACCAAATACTGCTCTTAAAAGAGAAGTAGCAAGGCAAAAAATTAAAATGATTAATTCCGGATACGGAGAACACGGCGCCAGTAGCAAAAAGAAAAGCTTAGTTGGATGGCTAATAAGGTCCAGCTCAGTGTTGGAAGATATTGAACAAAATATTCCAAAATTAAGAGGACGCTCAAGAGATTTATATATGGGTGCGCCACTTGCTACTGGTGCCTTGAAAACTATCAGGACTAATGTAGTAGGAAGTGGATTAAGATTAAATGCTCAAATAGATTACGAATACCTGGGCATGACATTAGAAGAGGCGGATGCATGGGAAACTAAAGTTGAAAGAGAATTTAATCTTTGGGCTGAATCAATCCACTGTGATGCGCAAAGGATGAATAACTTTTATGAGCTTCAGCAACTAGCTTTAATATCTCAACTGATGTCGGGTGATTGTTTGGCTACTCTACCATTAATACCTAGAGTGTATATGCCTTATGACTTAAGGATTAATATTATTGAAGCTGATAGGGTGTGCAATCCTAATAACTATATTGATTTTGACAACAAGATTGTTAATGGTGTTGAGATAAATACATATGGTGAAGTAGTGGCGTATCATATAGCTCAAAAACATCCTGGTACAGTTATGCTGTCAAAAAATAAATGGGTTAGAGTTAGAAAATTTGGCGAGAGAACCGGAAGACCTAACGTAATACACTTGATGGAATCTGAGCGACCAGAACAAAGAAGAGGGGTTCCTATTCTTGCGCCGGTTATTGAGTCATTAAAACAATTGACGAGGTATACTGAAGCAGAATTAATGGCTGCGGTTATTAGTGGCATGTATACCGTGTTTATTAAAACTGAAAGCCCAGATACAGAGGCACCAGGGCAATATGTAAGTCCAGTGGATCAGTTAGAAGATGATGACGATAATATAAATTACGAGCTTGGTAATGGCGCAATAGTAGCTTTAGGAGAAAATGAAAGCATAGATATATCTAACCCTGCAAGACCTAATGTAGCTTTTGACGGATTTGTATCATCAATGTGTAAGCAAATTGGTTCTGCGCTTGAGGTTCCTTATGAATTATTACTTAAACATTTTTCTGCGTCCTACTCAGCAAGTAGAGCTTCTTTGTTAGAAGCATGGAAGATGTTTAGAATGAGACGCTCGTGGATGGCAAATGACTTTTGTCAGCCTATATATGAGGAGTTCCTAGCGGAGGCTATTAGTAAAGGTAGAATAAGTGCACCAGGATTCTTTACTGATCCCTTGGCGCGAAAAGCTTATTGTACAGCTGAATGGAATGGTCCATCTCAAGGACAAATAGATCCGCTTAAGGAAGTAAATGCTGCATCTAAGAGAGTTGCTGAAGGCTTCAGTACTAGAACAAAAGAAACTGTAGAACTGGGTAATGGTGACTTCTTTAGAAATAATAGATTAAGAATTGTGGAAGAAAAACTTAGGAGAGAAGGTGGATTAACTTCAGACAATAGCAATTCAACAGATGAGGATACGGAAGATCCGGATGAAACAGATATTAATGAAATAGTGAGGAGGTGAAAAATTGGCAAGAATTAAAATTAAAGGTGTAATCATACCTAATGATTATAAGTGGATTTATGATTGGTTTGAAGTTGACTCAACTTGTCCTAAAGATATAGAAGATCAACTAGAAAAAGCTAATGGAGAGGATTTGGAAATTGAAATCAACTCAGGTGGCGGTGATGTTTATTCTGGTTCAGAAATCTATACAATTATTAAAGCATACTCAGGAAAAACCATAGGGAAAATTATGGGACTTGCGGCAAGCGCAGCTTCAGTAATAGCTATGGCTTGTGGTAAATTGATTATATCACCTACAGCGCAAATTATGATACACAATGTATCAAGTTACGCTTCGGGTGATTATAGAGACCTACAGCATGAGGCTACTGTATTAAAGAACTATAATACATCAATTGCTAATGCTTATATCCTTAAAACCGGTATGACTAAAGATGAATTATTGGACCTCATGGATCAAGAATCATGGTTTAATGCACAACAAGCTCTAGAGAAAAAATTTGTTGATGAAATCATGTTTGATGATAATCAAAAGCTTGTAGCAAGCTCAAGCAATTCACAAATGATTCCTTTAAATGTTATTAACAAGATGAGGAATGAATTTAAAAACAAAATCAACACGGAAATTATTAAAAATCCAAAGAATAAGGAGAATAACGTAATGAATTTAGAAGAATTAAAAGAAAAACATCCCGATTTGTATGATCAAATCAAGAAAGAAGGATACGCCGAAGGTGTAAAAGTTGAAAATGCGCGTATCAAAGAAATTGAGGATTTAGGAGTACCGGGTTTTGAAGATTTAGTTAATAAAGCTAAATTCGATACAAAGGAAAATGCTGAAACTCTTGCAGTAAATATTTTGAAAGCTCAAAAGAAAGTTGGAAATGACCATTTAGAAGCTACTAAAAAAGATGCTGAAGAACTTAATGGTATCGAAGGCTCTGAGGCTCCTGAAGGAAATTCAAAAGAAACAGACGAAAAAGAGGGAGCTTCATTAATTGCTAAGTTTGCAAATAAAAAAAGAGAAAAAGGAGGCACTAAATAATGACTACTTTAGGAACATTTAACTATGACAAGCTATTTGCTGGCGACGCTGAAGTTGTGATAGAAAGCGCTATGGCGGGAGCAACAATGGTTAGAGGTACAGTTGTTGGTAAGATTACAGCTTCTGGTAAAATTAAAGCGGTTGATTCTGCTGCAGTAGATGGCTCAAAAGATCCTTATGGAATTTTGGCTGATGATGTTGCGGCTGATGGAGACCCAGCAGTTTTATATTTGACAGGTGAGTTCAATGAAGATGCTATAACATTCGGTGGAACTGATACAGCTGATACTCACAGACTTGCATTAAGAAATATCGGAATATTTTTGAAACAAAATCAGAAAGCATAATAAGGGAGGATAAAATATATGCCATTAGATTTATACAATACTAGAACAATGCTTCAGGCAATAGAAATGATGATGCCTGCACAAACATTTTTAAAGGACACTTTTTTCGCCAACTCTAGAACATTTATAACTGAAAATGTAGATGTTGATTATTACAAAGGCAGAAGAAAGATGGCTCCTTTTGTATCACCTAGAATGCCAGGTAAAGTAATGGACAGGCAAGGATTTACTACTAAATCTTTTAAACCTGCAATGATTAAACCACAAAGAATCATAACTGGTGATGACATAAATAAGCGCTCAATGGGTGAGAATATATATTCAGTAAAAAGTCCGGATGAAAGAGCTGCAGAACTTATAGCTAGAGACTTAACTGAATTAGATGAAGCTATTACAAGAAGAGAAGAATGGATGGCAGCTCAAATACTGTTTACTGGAAAAGTTGATATAATCGGTGAAGGTGTAAATGCTACAATGGATTTTGATTTTACTAATAAAACTACTTTAAGCGGTACAGAATTATGGAGCAATCATGCAAAGGATGAAATAACTGGAGAATATGAGAGTAATCCTATAGATGATTTAGAAACATGGAGAGATGCAGTTATTAAGTCATCTGGCGTTAATCCTGATAGAGTTATTATGTCAGCGGATGTAGTAAGAGCATTTACAAGACATCCAGCTGTAACAGAAGTTTTAGACAATAGAAGAATTGTTTTAGGACAAATTAATCCTTCGGTTTTACCAAATGGAGTAACATATATAGGAGCTATTTCAAAACTCGGCCTTGATATTTATTCTTACAACGAATGGTATTTTGACGAAGATACTGAGACGGAATTACCTATGGTTCCAGCTGGAACTGTTATGTTAGGCTCATCCGGTGCACGTTCAGACTTCTTGTATGGAGCTGTAACATTAACAGACCAGGGTACAAACAACTTTGTGACTTATGAAGGTTCTAGAATTCCTGATTCATGGATCAAGAAAGATCCTGCTTCAAGAATTTTACAACTGAATAGCAGTCCTTTACCTGTACCTCATGAGGTTGATGCGTGGTACATTGCTAAAGTTCTGTAGGAGGTATACTATGATAGTAATTGCTAAAGAAAATATTAGGCATAATCGTAAAGAATATGTTGCTAATGATAGAATTGAATTAAATGAAAAGGATGCGGAGCGACTCGTTAATTTAGGAGTCGCTTTTTTTCCTGAAATTATTCATACACCATCAGATAATGAAGATGGTGAAAATAAAAACCTAAATACCGATGGTGGTAATGTTAATTCAACTGACGACGGAAATAATCCAGACACAATTGAATTAACTCCGGAACAAGCAGCTGCAGAGATTGAAAAGTTATTTAATTATAACGAATTGAAAGATGCAGCTAAAAAAGTCGGCTTAGAATTTGCCGGTAATATATCAAAAGCCAATCTTATTTCTCTTATCATTGAACAAAATAAAGCTGAAGCCATATTTGACTTGGTAGAGGAAGAATAAAAATGAATTTTAAAGATGTAATAGCAGCTGATATTGACAATGTGTTTTTTAATTCTAATGAATTTGCTGAAGAAATAACCATAGATGGGACTAAAACAAATATCGTTATGGATAGTGACTTATTAAAAGAATTACAGCTTAGTAATGGGGGAGAGGGGCTTGCTAATAGTGAGCTCCTCTTTCATGTTAAGAAAAACGACTTAAAATTTAGTCCGTTTGTTGGTCATGACATACTCTTCAACGAAAAACTTTACTATATTAACAACATTCAATATGATGAAGGTCTTTATACGATAGCCATAGGAGTTGCTAGGTCATGAACATAACTATAGATGTTGACGAAAGAATGATTAATGACGTTCAGGATAAACTTGGAGGATTTCACAAACGAGCACCAGGAGCCATTTCTAATGCTTTAAACAGGGCTGCTACTAATGTTAATTCAAACATCAAAAAAGAAGTTAGAAAAGAATATAATATTAAGTCTCAAGACATCGGCGAAACATTAGCAAAAACAAAAGCAACTAAAGGAAGTTTAAGAGCTGAAGTAAAATCAAGTGGTAGATCAGTTCCATTAGACAGGTTCAAGGTATCTCCAATGACAGTTAATCCTAAACGTAAAAGTCAAATAAAAATTGGAGTTAAAAAAGATGGTTTGAAAACTGTAATGGGTGCTTTTGTTGCTGATGTAAGCGGTAAAAAAGTATTTCAACGTTCATCTAAATCACGGCTGCCTATTAAAAAGTTATTTGGACCATCAGTACCACAAATGTTAGAAAATGAAAATGTTAAAGAAATAATCGAAACAGAAGGTCATGAAACATTTAATAAAAGACTAGAACATGAAATTGATAGAATTTTAGAAAAAGGGAGAGGTTAAAATGATTCCTCTTGACTTACAAGATGCTTTAGTATCACGCATGAAAGAAGAATTTTCAAATATACGTTTAAAAAATATAAAGAATGAAATGGTACCATTAAGTTTTTTTCCGCAGCATTTACCGAACCATAGAAAAAGTGAAGATGATAATGATCCTTATCCTTGTATTATTATCCGAATAGCAAACGGAAGTGAAATCAATGAAACAGAAGCTAGTAGTGCTATCATTCAATTTATAATTGGAGTTGTTGAAAGAGATAGTAATAACCAAGGATATAAAGATGCGCTTACTGTAGCAAATAAGATAATGGAAAGCCTTAAAAAAAGACCAACTATAGGTGGAAGATATGAACTAACCTTACCTATTAATTGGGCTTATAACGATGAAGATGCAGACCCTTATTTCTTTGCAGGACTAGAGACAAACTGGAAAACTCCGAGTTATATTAGAGAGGATGTGGAAAATTTAATATGAGTAAAAAGAAAAATATTGAAACATTAGTTTATTGTGGACCAAGCTTTGCGGGAAGATTACAGCAATTTTCTATTTACAAGAATGGAATTCCACCATATATAGATAAAGAAATGGAAAAATGCCCGTCTATAAGCAAGTTATTTGTTCCAATAAGCAAGTTAGCAATAACAAGGGAAAAATTAAGAAATCAAGGTAGTAAAGAAAATCAGTTATATCAAAATATATTAAAATTCCAAAAGGAGGGGTAATAAATGTCTTATCAACATGGAATATACATTCAAGAAAACCCAACGTCAATAATACCTCCAGTAACGTCTGATTCAGGAGTTCAAGTAATTGTTGGAACAGCTCCTATAAATCTTTCAAAAGATTTACAAGGTGCAGTTAACAAACCAATAATAGCTTATTCATGGGCAGAAGCTATAGAAAATTTAGGTTATAGTGATGATTGGGAAAATTACACATTATGTGAAGCGATGGATGCAAGTTTTAGACGAATAGGCGTTGCACCAGTTATTTTTATAAATGTTTTAGATCCGGAAGTACATAAAGTAGCAGATACGGAAACATTAACTTTAACAGATGAAGAAGGAACATTAGATGCATTTGGAATAATATTGAGTTCAGTTGTAGTCAAGGATTCAGAAGGAGTAACAACCTATACTAAAGATGTGGATTATACAGCTGCATTTAATTCTGACGGGTATCTTGTTATTTCAATTATAGATGGGGGATTAATACCTATAGAGACTGCAGGACTAAAAATTGAATTTAATAAACTAGACCCAAGTCTTGTGGATGATGAAGATATTATCGGTGGTTATGATGTTGTTACTGGTAAATATACAGGTCTTGAACTTATAGGGCAGGTATATCCTAGATTAGGAATTGTACCTGGATTAATATTAACACCTGGATATAGCCATAAACCAGGAGTTGCTTCAGTTATTGATGTTAAAAGCGAATCAATAAATGGCAGTTTTAACTGTATGAATGTCTTAGATATAGATAGTACAACGGTAAAATCTTATCAAGATGCTCCAACTTGGAAAAATACTAACGCTTATACAAGCAAAAGAACTATCCTTTGTTGGCCAAAGGTTAAAATAGGAGATAAGGTATATTGGTTTAGTAGCATAATTGCGGCACTTACAGCTTATACAGACGCTCAAAATGATAATGTACCATATGTATCACCAAGCAATAAAACTTTACCTATAACAGCTACAGTACTTGCTGATAACAGCGAAGTATATTTAGATCAATTACAAGCAAACTTTTTAAACAGTGCTGGTATTATGACGGCTATTAATGTAAACGGGTGGAGAGCATGGGGCAATAACACAGCAGCATATCCAGGTACTACAGATCCGAAAGATAGGTTCATACCAATAAGAAGAGTATTTGATTGGTGGGGTAACACATTTATTCTAACATATTTTCAAAAGGTAGATGACCCTTCAAGCTATAGGTTAATAGAAAGTATTGTAGATAGTGAGAATATCAGAGGTAATGGATTCCAAGCAAGAGGACAAATAGCTGGAGCTAAAATTGAGTTTAGACAAGAAGATAATCCAATAACTAATATATTGAATGGTCAAATACAATTCATTCAAAAAATAGCGGCTTTTCCACCAGCTGAGAACATTGTAAATGTTCTTGAATTTGATCCTAGTATGCTACAAAGTGCATTATATGGAGGTGAATAATAATGAGTAACCCAATACCAGAAAGAGTAGTTAATTATAATGTTTATGATGATACAGACAAGCTTGTAGGAATTTCAGGCGAGATAACACTGCCTAACTTTGAAGCAATGACTGAGACAATTTCAGGAGCCGGAATAGCAGGGGAATATGAATCTGCAATACCTGGTCACTTTTCTTCTCAAACAATAGAAATTGTATTTAGAGTATTAATGGAGAAGTCTTTTTCATTTATGAAGAATAGTGGAAAGTCTTTGGTTTTAAGAGCTGCGCAACAAAGTTATGATGTTGCTCAAGGAAAGACTCAACATAGACCTTTAAAGATAACTATTAGATATCAACCTAAAGGACTTAATTTAGGTACATTATCTGTAGGTGGCATGACCGAAAGTACGAATGTACTTGAAGTATTATACATTAAGATAGAGGAAAATGGAAAAGTAATGCTTGAATATGATAAATTAAACTTCATATTCATTGTTGATGGAGTAGACTTGCTTGGAGAAATTAGGAGGATGATTTAATGAGTAACATGAAAATTACATTTAAAAAGCCTTATAATTTCGAAGGTAGTGAATATAAAGAAGTAGATTTATCCAATATAGAAAACCTAACTACTAGGGATTTAATTGAGGCAGATAAAATATTTAATAGTTCCGGGCAAATAGCTCTTATGAATGAAATGACGACAGGTTATTCGTGCATTATTGCTTCTAAGGTGGCTAAATTGCCGGTAGAATTTTTTGAAAGTTTGCCTATAAGAGAAGGACTAAAGGTGAAAAATTTAGTCATGGGTTTTTTAAATACCGAGGTCTAATAAAATGTGATGGTCAAAAAATATTAAAAGAAATAAACAGACGATTACTAAGAAAAGTATGTATTCGTCTTTCTATTTCTACTTACACAAGTATGGAACATTATTTAGACCTAGGTATCTTTGAACTTATTGAAGTAGCTGAGGAAATTAGGCAGGTGATAAATAAAAAATGAAAAATTTTGACATAGCTTTTCAATTAGGCGCAAAAATGGACCCATCTGTTAAAAAATCATTTGGAAATGCTAGTAAGCAATTGAGTAATATGCAAAGCAATATAAAAAACACTATAAAAGCAGGAGCAAAACTTGCTGTTGGAATTGCAGCTGCAGCGACGGCTACTGTCGGTTCGGCAGTATTAATGGCAAATAAATTTGCTGAAACAGGAGACCACATCGATAAACTAAGCCAAAAACTAGGAATGTCCAGAAAAAGCTTTCAGGAATGGGATTTTATTCTCTCGCAAAACGGAACATCTATTGACAGTATGGGAGCAGGTATGAAGACATTAACCAATCAGGTTGATGATCTTAGCAAAGGCGGCAAAGTTGCTACAGATGCATTTAGTCAATTAGGTTTGAGTTATGAAGATATGGCAGGGTTAACGCAAGAGCAAATATTCGAAAAAACTGTTATTGCATTGCAAGGAGTAGAAGATACTACCAAAAGAGCGGCAATAGCGAATGACTTACTAGGTAAAAGTGGCGCTGAGCTTGCCCCACTTTTAAATGCTGGCGCCGATTCAGTTGAAGCGATGAAAAAGCAAGCACATGATTTAGGACTTGTTCTCGGTGATGAGGCAGTAGATGCTGCAGTATTATGGACAGATACAACAGATCAAGCTAAAAGAGCAATGGGAGGATTATTCAATACTATTGCTTCAAAGGCACTTCCTGGATTACAAAAATTTTTAAATTATGGAATTGAAAAGCTACCTATGTTAAATGAAAAAATTTCAACAGCTATGACGGTAGCAGGAAATGTATTTAGATGGTTAGGAGAAAATGGTTTAAAAGCTTTTAATTCAATAAAAAGTGTTATTCAAGAAAATCAACCTCTTATAATTAAAATTCGTGATACAATTTCAGGGTTAGCACAGAAAGGATTAGACTTTTATAATCTAATAAAAGATAATTGGCCTAAAATTAAACCTGTATTAATTGGTTTAGGTGGCGCTATATTAATTGTAAAATCAGCTATGCTTGCAATGTCTATAGTACAAACTGTAACCGGGTTCATGAAGTTGTTTCAAGCAGCTAATTTAGCTGCTAAATTGTCTATGTTGGGTTTAAATGGTGCTATGCTAGCTAACCCTATGACTTGGGTAATAGCTGGTATTATGGCTTTAATAGCTGCAGGTATTCTTTTATATAAAAATTGGGATACGGTGAAGGAAAAAGCAGGAGCAGTATGGGATTCTATAGTAGGAGTTATTAGAGGTCCAGCAAATACAATAATTGGATTTGCCAATGGGATAATTACAGCATATGAAAATATGATTAATGCTGTAGGTGGGGCTGTAAATAAGATTCCTAGTATATCCCTCCCTAAATGGTTAGGAGGAGGGGAATTTGGCATACCAAAGATTCCAACTGTAAATCTTCCAAGGATTCCAATGTTAGAAAATGGAGGAATTGCTACTGGACCAACTTTAGCAATGATTGGAGAAGGTGCTGAGAATGAAGCTGTATTACCTATATCAAAATTAAAATCTTTTATAGGTGAGACTGGCGAAAGCAATTCAATAGTAAATAACAATCGAAATGATGAACAAAAAATTCAAGTAGTATATAGTCCTCAATATATTATACCTGAAGGGGTATCAAAAAAAGAAATAGAAGAAATATCAAGAAAAGGATATGAAGAATTTAAGAGATGGATGAAAAAATATGAAAGTGATAAAGTTAGACTTTCTTTTTAGGGGGTGTAATTATCGAATATAAAACAGTATCAGGCGACACATTTGATAGTATAGCATATAAACAATATGGAAACGAAAGACAGGCATTAGACATTATCAAAGCTAATATAGATTATGCTAACATTATTATTTTCAGTGAAGGCATTAAACTAGATATTCCTGACATATCGGGAATATCTAGCACTAATATAAAACTACCACCTTGGAAAAGAGGTGATTAATGTTAATGGACAGTAGAAAAGCGATGGTAAGTGTTATGTATCAAGGTGTAAATATAACTGATGATATAGCAAAAGACTTAGTTAGTTTTGAATACACTGATAATATTTCAAATGAAAGTGATAGTGTTAGCCTAACGCTTAAAGACGAAAAGCACATTTGGTTAAAAGATTGGTTTCCTGAAAAAGGAGATTTAATAGATACAACTATAAAAACTGTAAATTGGAGAAAAAATGGAGATAAACAACTACTTCAATGTGGTAGTTTTTTTATAGATGAGCCAGAATATAGCGGTAGACCAAGTGTATTTACAATAAACGCTGTATCATCTCCAATTAATAAAAATTTCACTGATGTAGATTATAGCAAAGTATGGAGAAATATAACTTTAAAAGATATTGCAAATGATATATCAAATAAAGCTGGATTGCAATTACAATATATAGGAGAGAATAATCCAATATATCAAAGTAAGGAACAATCTGAAACGCCTGATTCTTCTTTTTTGTTATCTCTATGTAGCGAAGAAGGCTTGTCAATGAAAGTAACTGATTCTAAGATTGTTATTTTTGATGAAAGAGATTTTGAAAGTAGGGAAGTAGTAGCAACGTATAAAGAATCAAATAGTAATGTTCTTTCATACAATTTTAAAAGTAGACTTGTAAATACAAATTATGCAGGTGTTAGACTAAAATATTATAATTGTGAACTGGGAAGTGTTATTGAGTATCTGCATCTAATTAGTGAATTAAATGAAAACAGTAAAATTTATGAACTTAATAGAAAAGTAGACAATATATCTGAAGCAAGAAGATTGGCACAAAAAACAATAAGAAGATTAAACAAAGCAGAGAATATTGCTTCATTAACTTTCGTTGGCAACGTAGAATTGCTAGGTGGCGTAACAATTAATTTAGAGGACTTTGGAAAGTTTAGTGGTAAATATATAATAGAAAAGGCTACTCATAGTATAGGATCGGGATTTACAACTTCTATAGAAGCTAGGAAAGTTTTGGAGGGATATTAATGGTTGATAATAATAATAAAGAAGCTCTAAAACTTGTTAAAAATATTATAAAGGTAGGACAAGTAAGCTCAATAAATTTCAATAAAAGCTCTGTAAAAGTTACTTTTCCTGACAAAGATAATATAGTATCTAATTACTTACCAATATTAAATCCAGGATACTATATACCAAAGATAGGAGATCAGGTAGTATGCATTTTTTTAGGAAATGGAATAGAACAAGGATTTTGTCTTGGTAGTTTTATAATAGAAAGCTAGGTGATAATAATGATTGGATTTTATGGAGATATAGTATTTGAAACTAGCGATAAAAGAATTTTGAATTTTAATAATTTCAAGCGAAACATTTCTAGTAGATGGGCGACTCATGAAGTCATTGGAAAAAAACCAGCATCTGAGTTTTTAGGAGCTAATTTAGATACTATATCATTTACAATACATCTAAGTGGTCAATACGGAATTAAACCTCAAGAGGAAATGGATAGATGGCTTATAAAATGTAGAGCAGGAACAGTAGAAACCCTTGTAATTGGAAACAAGGCTTTAGGAATGGATAAATGGAAAGTGCTTTCCGTATCTCAAATGTGGAATACTATTCTAAATAAAGGCGAAGTATTCAGTAGTGATGTTGATATCGAGCTTGAAGAGTATGTGGAGGTGCTTTAGATGATTGATTTAAACAGTGTAAGTATTGATAAAATTGATTTTGGAGTACAAAATTATGATGAAATATATCAAAATTTAAGAATCATTTACACTACTCCAGTTGGAACAGTTCCTTTTGACAGAAATTTTGGAATTGATTTTAGCATTTTAGATTATTCCTTACCTATAACACAAGGAAAGTTATTGATTGAATATATTGAAAAAACGAAAAAATATGAACCTAGAGTCAAAGTTAAAGAAGTTTTCTTCGTACCAAACGAAGAAAATGGGACTCTTATTCCAAAGGTGGTGATAGAAAATGCCGATAACATTGAATGATTTACCGGAAGTAAGCTTCGCTCAAATTGATATAAATACAATTTTAAATGATATGATTTCAGGATATGAACAGGCCTATTATGAGTCTACCGGAGTTATAAAAAAATTATATCCAGGTGATCCTGTTAGAATATTTTTGTATTCTCAAGCATTGAGAGAATTTCAACTTAGAGTTCTAATTGATGATGCTGCAAAACAGAATTTATTAAAGTATTCAAGAGATTCTAATCTGGATAATCTTGCGGCATTCAGTCGTACATATAGATTGCAACCTGTAGCAGCCAAAGTAAAAATAAAATTTATATTAAGTCAAGCAAGACCAATCAATTCATTAATACCAGTAGGGACAAGAATTTCTCCTGGAGGAGAATTGTATTTTGCTACTAATACAGACACAACTGTAATGTCAGGAACACAAGAGATTATAGTAGATACAACATGCCTGACAAAGGGCAAGATAGGCAATGATTTTACACCTGGCCAAATAAATATTTTAGTGGACCCATTACCGTGGATATCAGCAGTAGAGAATACGGAAACAAGTCAAGGTGGAGCTGATGAGGAAGATGATGAAAATTATCGTGAAAGAATTCATATGGCACCTGAAGGGTTTTCAGTAGGCGGACCAAGTGGGGCCTATGAATATTTTGCAAGACAATATAGTTCTCTCGTAAATGATGTAAAAATCACTTCGCCATCTGATGGGGTTGTTGATATCAGAATATTACTACAAGATGGCGAATTACCTGACGTGTCATTTATTGATGGTGTTAAAGCGTATTTAAGCGCTGATGAAAGACGACCTCTTACTGATAAGGTTCAAGTATCGGCGCCAGATATAGTAGATTATGATATTGAGTTGACTTATTACATTTCAAGCGATAATACCTCACAAGAAACCTTAATAAAATCAAAAATTGAACAAGCTATATTGGATTATGAAATATGGCAGCGTTCTAGAACTGGAAGAGATATAAATCCCTCAAAGCTTATTACTAATATACAATTAGCAGGAGCGAAAAGAGTTGATATAGTGTCTCCCATATATACTGCGATAAGCTCTTCATCTGTGGCAGTTTTGAATTTAAAAACAGTTACATATGGAGGATTAGAAGATGAGTAGAACAATACATGATGTTAATCTTTTGGAGCTTTTACCTGAAAATTTGCGGCAGGACCCTGATATTATAGCCGCATCAAAAGCAGTAGATTTAGGTTTCTTAGCTTTAGCAAATGAGGCGGATAATGTAATAATAATACCGCGTGTTGATGATGTAAGCGATGAATTATTGGACCATTTAGCTTATTATTTCCATGTAGATTTTTATGATCTAGCATTGGATACAGAAACTAAAAGAAGCTTAGTCAAAGATTCCGTGTATATGCATCAAATTAAAGGTACTCCATTAGCAGTAAAGACTCTTATAACTACTTTATTTGGAGAGGGCGAAGTATCAGAATGGTTTGATTATGAAGATACTCCGTATAGATTTAGAATAATTACAAGCAATGAATCTGTGACTACAGATAGAGCAGCAGAATTCATAAGGGCACTAGATACGGTTAAAAATGTACGGTCCACACTAGATAGAGTTATTTTATTACAAAGTGAAAAAATGAACCTTTACTGGGGCGGAATTGTTCAAGGCGGAAATTATGAAATATATAGGTAGGTGGTAAAAATGAGTGCATTTGGCGGTTTAGTTTTAACTAATAGAGGAAAAATCCTACAATCTAAAGCACAAACAGGTGTAAATTTAAATTATACCCGTATCGCTCTAGGAGACGGTGAGCTTGGAAGTACTTCTATTCTTGAATTAAATGCATTAAAGAATCAAATAAAAACATTAAATATAAGCAAATTAAAAGTTTTAGGTGATGGCAAAGCGGTAGTTGGAGCTCAAATGACCAATCAGGATTTAGTAACAGGATTTTATTTTCGTGAGATTGGTTTATTTGCTACTGATCCTGATGTAGGTGAAATATTATATTGCTATGGTAATTCAGGAGATTTAGCTGAGTACATACCTGCAGGCGGTAGTGATATTATAGAAAAAACAATTGACATACAAACAGTTGTAGGAAACGCAACTAATATAACAGCAACAATAGATGAAAGTTCTGTATTTGCTACAAAAAAAGATATTAATGATATTTCATCTAAAGAATTAAATAAAGGTGCTAGTCTAGTAGGTATAAATGATGCGGATTCCTATTTTACAAGTGAAAATGTAGAGGGAGCTTTAAAGGAACTTAGGGAACAAAAATAACTCTTTGGCAGCCTATGCTGTAGCAAACGGAACAAATACTTATGTTGCGACAATTAGTGGTTATACATTGGTTGAAGGACAAAGTGTTAAGATTAAGTTTATAAATGCAAACACAAGTGTAAGCACTTTAAATATTAACAGTTTAGGTGCGAAATCAATAGTAAAAGGCAATGGTAGTACATTAACAAGCGGAAGTATAAAAGCAGCGCAGATATGTAACTTAGTCTATACAGGTTCGGTTTTTCAATTATTGGGTGAAGGAGGTGAATATGGAACGGCAACAGCCTCAGACGTGTTGTCAGGAAAAACTATAGGTACAGAAGATGGTTTAATTGAAGGTACAATACCAATTAAAAGTGCAGCAACAATTATACCAGCTACAACTAATCAAGTAATAGCAGCAGGTCAATATTTAAGTGGTATTCAAACTATAGCAGGTGATGCTGATTTAATATCTTCTAATATAAAAGCCGGTGCTAATATATTTGGTGTAGCAGGCAATTCTAATATTGTTGACACCTCAGCAGGAGATGCAGTTGCAAGTCAAGTATTGAGTGGTAAGAAAGCATATGTAGATGGTGCTTTAATTACAGGTACTATGCCAAATAACGGTGCTCAATCAGATACAATAACCAAGCAAGGTGGAACAAAAGCAATTCCTGCAGGTTATACAACAGGAGGAACAGTAACAGCAAGTTTTGCCAATTTGAGTTCAGAAAATATTAAAAGTGGTGTTAATGTAGGTGGTGTTGTTGGAACTTTGAAGCCTTTAACTATGACTTCAGGAACTATTGCTTCACAAAGTTTGGGAGGATATAGTACAAAAACGTTTCAACTAAATCTTCCCAGTGGTGGAGCAGATGCAGTAGTAGCAGTTAGTAGAAGAACGTGGTCAGTTGACTCTCGACCAGCTATAAGCATGATATATGATAATGTAGATGGAAAATTTAAAGGCGTAAATAAGATTAATTATATAGCAAGTGTGTCGAATAGTTACAGTGACAATTTATATATGGAATATACAGTAATAGACAGAACTCAAATTATAATAACATTGGAAAATACAAGTAGTGCAAATGGACAGGCTACTGCTCCTATTGATTGGTATTGTTATAATTTTGGATAACAAGGAGGAAGAAATTAAAATGAGGAAAGCAATAAATATTGAAGTATCAAATAACAATGTAGTAAGAGTTTTATCAATCGCAGATGAAGCAGTAATAGAAAATAATCCAACATGTTTAAGTTATTTTATAATTGAGGATTATGTAGAACCACCTACACTAAATAATCCTTTGAGTGTAAATTATCCAATGTATGATAAGATTAATAAAGTTTTTATGTGGATACGAATACAATATCAAAATACAGTAACAGATGAATTACTACAAATTGAAAACCTAAAAGTAGCTAATCAGTTGCTACAAACTGAATTAAACACAACAAAAGAAGAATTAGTTTTGGCAAATGTTAATATTAATATGCTAATTGAACTTCAAGCAGATATGCTAAGAGGTGCTATATAATGACATCTATACAAAAAAGAATTATATTAGCAGGAATAAGGATTAAGTTAAATCGTGGTGAAAATTTAGAAGAAATCTTAGCAATGTATATTAATCTATCAGAAGAAGAAAAGTCAGAAATAAGAAATAAATTAGCTTAGGGAACAAAAGAAAAATTTAGCGGACTAAGGACCTTAGAAATGAGGTCCTTTTCTTATACAAAAAAAATGTCCAAGTGACGTTAAAAAGGAGATTAAAATTATGAACAGAAAAGAATTTGCAAAGAAATACAAAACAGAAATCTCTCTAATAAGCAGAGAAAAAGATGTTGACATGGGTGTTGCTACGGATATGCTAATTGCACACGTAAAAAACAGAAACATTGAAACACCTTATAAATATGACTTTGTAGGATGTGAAAATCTTGATTATGCCTTAATGGATAAAGAAATAAAAGAAATGGAAGATGCTGCAGTTAAATTAAGAGGTTAATAGTCTGAACAGGGGTTAATAGCCCCTGTAATATTTTATGAGAGGGGACAACTATTGAGTATAGAGCTAACATTAATCATATCTATAATATCTGTACTTTTTGCTATATATGCAGGTGCAAATAACTTGAAAAGAAATAATACAACTGACATAAAAAAAGATGCATATGAGACTGCAACAATAAATGTGAAACTTGATACCATCGGCAAAGGAATAGAAGATATAAAGGTTGAACAAAGAAGCACAAATAAAGATGTAACAGATTTGAGAGATAGGGTTTTGGTTGTTGAAGAGTCTACGAAATCAGCACATCATCGTATTGACGAGATTAAAGGGAAGGATGATAAATAATGAATGAAATAAAAGAAGAATTATTAGAAGCAGAAGCTATACATAGTGATAGAGAATTAACATTACTTCAAAGATTTGCTAGATTATTTAGTGTTAAAAGCTTAGTTACATTAACGTTAACTGCTGTATATGCTCATTTATCCATTATAGGAAAAGTTACAACAGAACAGTTTATGACTATATTTGTAACTGTTATAGCTTTTTATTTTGGAACACAAGCAAAGAAGGAGTAAACTAATGAAAATAGAAAACGGATTAATAAAAGAATTTAACATCAGTGGAATTAAATTTGCACAAGATTTGATACCTATAACCAATAAATTGGCCAGGTCACAGTTGGCAATGAAGCCTCAGCATATAACCTTACACAATCCAGCGAGTGGAAATGCAACTGCTCAAAACCTAACAGATTACGCAGATAGTTATAGCGGTTATAAAAGTTGGCATTTAACAATCATAGGCATTAACGTATTTCAAGAGTTGCCATTTAATGAAGTATCTTGGAATGCAGGCGATGGTTATAATGGACCCGGCAATAGGTCAAGCATAAGTTTAGAAATAGGCGAAGACGAAGTATCTGAAAATACTGCTAAGGTATTTGTGGCATATTTGATGAAAGAATATAATATTCCTATTGAAAAAGTATTACCACATAAAATTTGGAGTGGCAAAAATTGTCCTGCATATACTTTACCGCATTGGGATAGTTATATCAAATCTATTGATGAATACTATAAAGAAATAACAAAAAAACCACACTGGGCAGAGAAAAATAAATTAAGTCTCGAAAATAAAGGAATAGCAATAAATGATACTAGATATGATGATTTTATGACACGTGGAGAAGTCTTTGCATTATTAGATAGAATAATTAAATAGGAAGTGATCCTACATCTAACCAGGCGTAATTGCCAGGTTAGATGTATTTGATTAAATATAGATTAGTTCAATATAGTTAAACTGTTATTCAATATTAAAATGTTCTCTTATATAATTCAAGTATTCTTCTAGTTTTTTAGATTGGTTTGTATTGAGAATTGTATTATGTTTATTAAGTATATTATTTATAACAGCTTCGGTAGGATAATTTATTGTATCGAGATTATTAAGCTCTTGTAGTTCATTTATAGAATCTGTTTGTTTAGTATAATATAAGTCTGTATAAAAATTAGAAAAACTTCCCCACGCTGTACTTTTAATAAGTTTTTCCTGTTCTTGTTTTATGCTTTTGTCATCATTAAGGGAAAGTTCCTGAACTATAGAGTTTATGTCAGTAAATAAAGTATTAATTTTATTAATCGGTATTCCACCCATTCTATCATTATATGTTAATTGATTATAAGTAAATATAATAATAGGTTTCATTAAATTTCGCATTTTTTCAATAGTGACTTCTGCTTCTTTTATCGTTTGTTTAAGTTCTGCTTCGAATCCAGCTCCTTTAAATTTTGTGAACTTATCCAAATTTAAAAAAACACAAAACAAACACCCTGATGCAATACTAAGACCCATTTCTGTTGGCTTGCCCATAAAGCCTAATATTATTCCAGGAAACAATATTAATAATGGTGAAAATTTTTTTAATATTTCCATTTAGAACCCCCGTTTTTAAGATATGAAAGTTTTTTATTTTAGAATTATATTTATAATACTATCACATATCATAAACGTCAATTGTTATTATTTATTGCTTAACGTTTTAATGATAGGTTGTTCATTATTTTTTGAACAAGTACCATACCCTAGAATCTATCTCATATTTAATTTCATATATATCCTTGCCGTTATGTTCACATATAAAAACTAATCTTTTGTTGCCAACTAGCTTTTCATCATAACATTTCATAACCTTTTCAACCCTGACAACTTTATCATCTAGTCTAAATTTTATCGGCTCTATTTTACCATCTGTATTAAAAATAGCCATAACTTTTATGGGTTTATTTACTATTTTCATAACATCACCTTTCGAACTTTTGTTCTCATTATATCATAAATTTTTAAAAATAAAAGTGGAAAAATGAGGCTTTTAAATGCGATTTAAGCCACGAAAAACAAGTCTTGATATGTTTGTACCTATTGATTTTTCAACATATTTTTAATTTAATTATTACAAAAACATAATGAACAAATGTTTGTATTTGACTTTACATTGTCAATATATTATTATATAATTAGAGTAGGTAATAGGTGGAAGTCATGAGCCATCTAGAGTGTCCCCACAGGCACTTACCTACTCTGTTTTTTTTATCTGTGGGAAAAATATAAATACACTTTGTGGGAGGTGTCATATGGAAGACCAAAAGGAATTTGTTATTATTAAAATACTATCAGAGCTACAGGAAAAGTATGATATTAATAACATGGATGTTAAAAACTTATTGGATAAACATCTAAGCGAGTATTCTTTAATTTCTAATGAAACTGCTCTAATGGTTTCGGATCTATCTGATAAGATAAAATTCTTTATAGGTTTAAAGAGTTTAGAAGGTTTATCTAAGCAATCTTTACGAAGATACCAAGAAGAACTTAGCATGTTCGGTAGGTATGTTTTAAAGCCTGTAGCACAGATAACAGTCAATGATATTAGGCGGTATTTTGCTACTATCCAATCGGCAAGAGATTATTCAAAAGTAACAATTAACGGAAAAATATCAATATTAAGAAGTTTTTTCGGAACTCTTTATAGGGAGGAAGTTATACCCAAGGATCCAACGGTCCGTATAAAGAATATTAAAGTAGATGTGAAGTCTTTAAGGGAGCATTTGACTACAGAGGAATTAGAAATTATAAGAAATGTATGTATTAACATTAGAGAAAAGGCACTCATTGAATTTCTTTACAGTACGGGTTGCAGAGTATCAGAGGTTGTTGAATCAAGGTTAATTGATATTAACTGGGATAGTAATAGCCTTATAGTACATGGTAAAGGTGATAAGTATAGAACTGTTTACTTTTCCGTTAAATGCAAATTATATCTGAAGGAATACATACAAAACAGAAACGGTGATAATGAATCCCTCTTTATCGGCGAAAGAAGTCCATATAGATCATTAACAAAAGCAGGACTAGAAAAAATCGTTAAAAAAATTGCATCCAGGACCAACATAAAGAAATCTATCAGCCCTCACATTTTCCGCCATACGTTTGCTACTTTAGCTCTACAGCGAGGCATGGATATAACAATAATTCAACAATTATTAGGGCATAGTGAAATTAACACAACACAAATATATGCAAAGACAAATACTAGGCAACTCCAAATCGCATATGAAAAATTTATAGCAGCATAAAGATAAACCAGGATAATTAGTCCTGGTTTTTTTCTTCATCTTTTATTACATAAAAATTATCGAAAATTCCTATGACTTTATAATTAAAATCTTCAGTTTCTATTTTGTACAAACTATAAAATTTATAATCTTTTCTTACTACTCCTGCATCACTTACGATATCAGCTATAAAACCAGTTACCGATTTTTCTAACTCAGTAGAAGCATTAGCTTCTTTATATAAATTAGCTTTAAACCATTCTTTATATTCTGCATAAGACGGATTGGTGGCTGTTCCTAATAGAAACAATACTACTAATAGGGCTGTAGTAATCGCTAAAATTTTCTTCATGCTACTCCTTCTTTATTTCTAAAATATCTCCTATGTCTACATCTAAAAAGATGCATATTTTTTCTAGACTTCTTAAGTCGACATATTCATCATTATTAAGTTTTCTTGTTACAGTGTGAGATAGTCCGGTATTTGCTATAATATCTTTCCATTGCATTTTTCTCTTCACCATTAGAATTTTCAACTTATCATAACTTATCATTAGTATCATTCCCCCTTTTAGTTCATTATATTCACTTAATCCTAATTATTGTGTCGATTTTAGTTTGTCCAACTAAAATATTTTAGCCGGACATGCATTTTTATTATTCATGAACATAATAATGTTATATAAGACTTATATAAAGTAAATTGAAGCTTCGATTGCTTTATATAAAAGTTATATAAGGAGGGCTTTATGAAAAATATTTATATCAATGCTGGTTATTACAATACGAAAATAGCAACAGAATCACAACTGAAAATATTTGAAAGCAAAGTACAATTTAATGAAGATGCTAAAAGATACATAAAAATTGATGATAGAAAATTAGAAATAGGCAACGGAAAAAGAAATATAAATGACAAGAATAACAATATGGTAAATGATTATATTACAATTTACAGTATTTTAAATCTATGCGACAGAATCGATAGTACAAATATAATATTAGCATTACCAATAAACCAGTATCTAAATACAGAATTAAAGAATGATTACAAAAATAAGCTGATGAACCGAACTCTAAACTACGAGATAGATGGCATTAAAAAGATAATAACAGTTGAAAAAGTTGAGGTGTTCATGGAAGGAGCTGCAGCAATGCTCAACTATAATTATAAAGGAATTGTAGGACTAATTGACATAGGTGGGAACACTGCAAATTGCATATTATTCAATAACGGTAAGGCAATATTAGAATCCATTACACAATTAGATTGTAGTATGCTTCGTCTGGAAAAAGAAATTATAGATACAGTAAACATAAAAAAATTAAGCAACTATCAGGACTATGAATTTGATTCTTTAATTAGTTCCAAGAATATCGAAATTAAACTTATAATTGACAACTTAATCAATAAATTCATAGACAACTTAAAATATAATCTCAAACTAAAAAAATGGAACGTTGATAATTTAAAATTATTTTTTACAGGCGGTGGAAGCTTAACATTATCTGCATACATAAAAGATGCATTTGGTAATGTCGAGATAAGTGAGGATCCATTATTCGATAACGTAAAAGGATTACAAAAGGTGGGGAGAGTGATATTTAGATGATTAAATGTATATCGTTGACCAATCCTAAAGTATTAGAATTATATGAAAGCGCACAACATAAAAGCAGGATGGTAGAAACGGCAATACTGTTTTACGAAGAGAATAAAGAAAGTATATTGACAAAAGAAGATATTAGGCAGGTAATAAAAGAATGCATAGGTAGCATTGATTCAATCAATAATCAGGAATTAAATGAAGATAACATATTAAATATTCTGAATTTATAGGAGGTAATTATGGAAATAAAAAAAGCGCACAATGGCGCCATGTCTTTTTGCTTAGCTCGTAAACTTCACTTAATCAAAAATATGCAGGAGAGTCTCAAAAAATGCATGTCCAACGATAATTTATGCTTAAACGTAGTATTTTTATGTGTCGTATTTTTATTAAATTCGACATTGGCGTATGCCGGAGTTGATGCCACGGGGAACAAATTGTACTATAAGCTTGTTGGAATTGGCAAATGGGTAATTATATTTAAGGGTGCAATTGATATTATACAAAGCGTAATTTCTGGAGATTTCCAAGCAGCTAAAAAAATGTTTATGGGTTATTTATTTGCTTATGCGATACTTTTTGCGTTGCCATTTTGCATGAATGAAGTTGAAAATATATTTAAGGAGATGTAATTATGGACGCAATAACTACTTTTGCTGAAAACATGAATATAGTATTTAATGTTATATTGCATCCGATAGAGACACTGCAAAGCATAAGCTACCCTATTTGTTTAATGGGCGCAGGAATAGCAATCATATTAGGAGCATTAGGATTTGATAATTGTTATAAATACGCAGGTTTATTTATAATAGTATATATTTTAATCAATATGATGTGAGGTGCATTATGAAAATAGAATTATCCAAACCAAACTATATTTATTTAAAAATTATTCCATCAACTTCTATACGCAATAACGATACATACAAAATATTACAGGCTATTCAATCAATATACAAACCATTTCTAAATAGATTTACATTTTACGATTATAAACAAATTTTAAACAAAACACTTCCAGATACAATCAAATTTGAATTGCCTTGTAAAGTTTCATACATGATTTATATTTCTAAAAAAACAGTTGAATTTTATTTCATAGTAGACGAAAGATATAAGGGTGTTCTCAAAGAAGCATTAAGTCGTGTGTGGAGTTCAGTGACTATATTTTCAGTTGATAAACTCCCTAAGTTTTCATCTGACTCTATGTATAAACAACTTGTATACGCTAAAGAAGATGCGTTAAGTTTAAATGTTGACAGGCGAGATAATGACTTAATAAGTAACAACTTAAATATTATAGATACACTTCAACAGGGTGACAAGGTAGGAATATTTTACAATTTCATACCAACAAATCAATATACCTGGCGAGCAACTTTTAAAAATACGGTAGAAAAATATAAAAAAGGAATTCCAGTTGATAATAATAAAATTAATGTAGTTTACGCCTTCAAATCTATCTTTAATGAACTATACAGTACGGTAAATATGTTTAATACAAAGCCCAGTATAAACATATCAAGCAACAATGAACTATCGAAAACAACCCAAAATAAAGGCTCTGAGTTCATAATCAATACACAAATAGCGTTAATAGGCGACAGTCATAATAAGCTTAATACTATAAATAATTTAAGATCTCTGGCCAACAGTTTCAGATCCATCGACGAAGATAATTATCTGAAGTATAAAAGCACAAAGAAATTTAATTATATAGATTTGAATATTGGAACAGAATTAAATAAATGCAGCACAAAAGAATGTGGTAACTTTTTATCACTGCCAGGCCGTGAATTATTAGAGCGTTTTGAAATTGAACATATTAATACTCTTGAAGTTGAAGTTCCCGAAGAACTGAGAACCGGTTACATAAGGTTAGGCTGCAATACTTTTAAAGGTAATGCAATTGCTACTACAATGAGTAAGGATAAGAATTTAGCTAATCTAGGGCTTGTAGCATTAGGTCCACAAGGATGCGGTAAGAGTACTTATTTTGCTAATTATTGTAAAGATGTAATTACTGCAGGCGAATCGTTAATAGTAATTGATTTTATCAAGAATTGTGAACTATCTGAGGAAATAAAAAACGTAGTACCGAAAAATAAATTAATAGAACTTGACTTGTCTAAACAGGAAAATATGCAGTCTTTTAGTTTCAATGAAGTTGCTAATTTCAATCCTAGAACTGGCTATGAACGATTAGAAGTAGCGAATATGCAAACTCAGCTGTTAATTGCATTTATAGATGCAATTAATATAGATCAAAAATTATCGCCTCGGATGCGTAGATCTTTAGCTGCAGCCGCTAATATAGTTTTTATTCATTCTGGCATGAGTATGAGAAATGTATATGAGTGTTTATCTAATCATAGAAAAAGGCTAGAGTATATTGCTATGGTACCCGAGGATATGAAACTATATTTAGAAGACGACATTTTTAATTTAGATGATATGAATGAAGTTGACGGAAAGACTGGTGAAATATCTGGAACTAAAACAAGTAAATCTGATTTTATTCTAGATAGAATCAACCTGCTTATGGAAGATATTAAGCTAAAATACATGTTTAATAAACCTATGGATAGTAATATAGATTTTATTAAATCCATGGATCAAGGAAAAATTATATTAATTAAAATACCTGATAGTAAATATCCTACAGTTACACATAAAAACATTTTAACTACATTCTTTGTCAGTAAGATATGGCTAGCCTCTCAACTTAGAGGCGGCATGTATAAAGAGCCAAAGCGGACGCATATCATAATAGATGAAGTGTTCCAAGCGCCAACCGCTGAATTCATTTTAAAAGATGTTTTAGTTCAAGCGAGGAAATTTCAAACTAAATTTATATTTTCAGCTCATTATCTTAGCCAAATAGATACGATTAAGGAAGCGTTAAAGGCAAGCGGATCAAGCTACATGCTGATGCAGGGTACAGATAAGAAAAATTTCGAAGAGTTGAAAGAAGATTTAGCACCGTTTGAACTCCAGGATTTATTAAATTTGAAAAGATATAACAGTTTGAATCTAATAAAAACAAGTAACGGATATGCAAAATTTATTACAGCGTTACCAAAACCAATTTAAACAAAAAAGAGCTGCCGTGATTGACAGTTCTTTTAGTTCTATTATTTCCTTGATTATTTGTATAGTGTTGTCAATATGTTGTCATAATAAAACCAAGAGAAAGTCTAACATTGAAATAATAATAAAAAAAATTTTATCATAAACTTTACATAAAGTTTACATTTCTATGCTTTTGTTTTTACTATGGTGATATATAGTTAGGACAAGATAAAATAAAAAAAGGGAGATATTAAAATGAAAATAGTAAAAAAATTAATAGTAGTATTATCTTTAGCCTTAATGGTAACATTGGTGTTTACTGGATGTGCCAAAGAAAAAACATCAGCTTCACAACCAACTGAAAATGCAAATGCATCTGATTTTAATTCAGATAAGGATATAACGGTAATTGCAAGAGATTCTGCATCTGGTACAAGAGGAGCTTTTCATGAACTTATGAAAATAAAAGTTAAAGAGGGTGATAAAGAGATTGATAAATTGGTGGTTGGAGCACTTGAATTTGATGGAACGGATAAAGTAATTACAGCAGTTGAAGGTGATAAATACGCTATTGGATATATTTCATTAGGCTCTGTAAGTGATAGAATTAAAGCAGCAAGTGTTGATTCTGTAGAAGCAACAATCGAAAATGTAAAAAACAAATCATATAAAGTAGCAAGACCTTTTCTACTTGTAACAAAAGGAGTAGAAAATGAATTAGTTAAAAACTTTTTAAGTTTTGCCGATTCAAAACAAGGGCAAGAAATAGTTGAAAGTAAACATTATATATCAGCAGTTGATTCGCCAGTAGATTATGTTGTATCTAGTTTGTCAGGGAATATCAAAGTTGCTGGTTCAACATCTGTAACTCCTGTAATGGAAACATTGCAAGAAGCATATCAAGAATTAAATCCAGGTGTTACATTTGAAATGCAATCTCAAGGTTCTTCTCAAGGAATTAAGGCAGCAATTGATGGAACATATGATATAGGAATGAGTTCTAGAGAATTAAAGGATGATGAAAAATCAAAACTAAATGAGCACGTGCTAGCTATAGATGGTATAGCAGTAATACTAAACAATCAAAATCCAACTTCAGACCTTTCATCAGAAAATATTACTAAAATATTTACTGGTGAAGCAACAAAATGGTCAGAAGTTACTAAGTAA